TTTTACTACTTCTAAACATTGGCCAGATTATAAAGTTACAACTACAGAATGGAATGTTGAAAATAAAGGGTTTGTAACTGATGACACAGACAATTTTTTTTATGATATAATTGATAAGGATAAAAAATAAATGAGTAGCGAATTTAAATTAAGTGATCAAACAAATATAGCACTACCTATTAAAAATATAGTTGCTATTGTATCTGCTATTGTTGTAGCGGTGTGGACTTATTTTGGTATTGTTGAAAGATTAAATAGATTAGAGACTAATGAAAAATTAATGGCTCAAGATCTTCTTAAGAAAGCAGATCAAACTCCTAAGAACCAAGAATTATTTATGTTGATTGAGTATCAAGCTAAAACAATAGAGAAACATACAAAACAATTAGAAGAAAACGTTCATACAAAAGTATTAATATCTCAATTAGAAAAGAAAGTAGATAAACTAGAAAAAGAATTAGATACCGTAAGAGGTAAATAATGATTGAAGCAGTATTTGCATTATTAATGTATATGAATGGTAAGCTAGAAGGATATTCTCCTAAAGCTAATATTGCAGATTGTTTGGAACAAAAAAGAAAAGTAGAACGTGATGGTAACCCAAATGTTACTTCATGGAGCTGTAAAGAAGTAAAAGCCGTTGTAGAAGTAGATAAACATGGCGTTAAAAGAATCAAAGAAGTTAAGCAAGATTAATTGTATTAACAACCTAGCAGTTGGATGCTGCCTCTCAAATCAATGTAAATGTTATGACAATAAAGAGTATAATAATAAAATATTTGATAGTAGCTCTAGTAGCATTTGTATTAGGTACATTCTTCCCGAACCCCGTCGCCAAGAAGAAGACTGAGAACGCCACAATCGCCTGGGCCAAGAGCCTAGGATTTGGTCCCCCGAGGTTTGAATATCATAACAACCAAGAATTCATTACCTCCCTTAAAAAGTGTATCGCTTACCTCAATTTTGACATCCCTACAAATAAACACATAAATACAGAACTTATAGTTGCACAGGCTATAGTTGAAAGTAACTATGGAACGTCACGTTTTGCTACTGAAGGAAATAATCTATTTGGTATAAGAGTATGGTCTAAAGAAGGTATGTTGCCTTATAAACAACCAGATCATATAGATTGGCGTGTTAGAGTATTTAAAAGTAAGTGTGATTCTGTTAAATATTACATAGAAATTCTAAATACAAAAAAAGTGTATGCAGAATTTAGAAGAGTTAGAGAATTAACATTAAATAGAAATCCTATTGCAATGGCTAAAACTTTAGATAACTTTTCTACAAATAAAGAATATGAAAAACAAGTTATTGAGATTATAAATAAATTAAGAAATGGAACTAAGTAAAAGCTTTACATTAAATGAACTAACAAAGTCTCAAGAGGCAACGAGACTTGGAATAGAAAACATTCCAAACGAAGAACATATAGAAAATTTAAAAATACTTTGTGAAAAAATATTACAACCTTTAAGAGATTATTATGGCATGCCTGTATCTATATCTTCTGGCTATAGGTCAGTTGCACTTTGTGAAGCTGTAGGGTCTTCAGCTAAAAGTCAGCATACCAAAGGTCAAGCTGCAGACTTTGAAATATTCGGAGTAGCAAATAAAGACGTTGCAGATTTTATTGTACAGAACTTTGAATATGACCAATGTATACTTGAGTTCTGGAACGAAAATGAGCCTAATAGTGGATGGGTTCACTGTAGTTATTCAAAAGAAAGCAATAGAAAGCAGTACTTGAAGGCACAGAAGGTAAGTGGTAAAATTGTATATTCACCAATGGTTTAATTATGCCAATAGGAAGATCACAAATACCTCAACAAATAGAAGGAAAACTTCGTGGAGCAAAACCATCTAGAGCTATGCTTACATATAAGAAAAGAAAGAAAAAAATAAAATGACAAAATTATGTTCTAGAGGAAAATCAGCAGCCAAAAGAAAATTTGCAGTGTATCCTAGTGCATATGCGAATGCTTACGCTTCAAAAATATGTGCTGGTAAAATAAAAGATCCTTCAGGTGTAAAAAGAAAAGATTGGAAACCTAAAGGTGCTTATATGGGTAAATTTATAGAAGTAGAAATGAATGATAAAAATTATTCTAATGAATCTTTAAAAGATTATTATGGAGATTTATTAAAATAATGTCAGAAAATAAAAACAAAGAAGAATCTACAATAGAAATTGCTAAAAGAGTAGGATCTAAAGAAGCAGCAAGATTAATTACAGCTGAAAAAGCAAAATTAAAGCAAGAAAACAATTTTGAAAAGACTGGACAATATTATTTTGATCTTGATCTTGGTTTAAAACAAGGTGGTCTTGCAAAATGGTTTAATGAAAATTGGGTAGATATTTCTGCCCCTAAAAAAGGAGGAGGTTACAAAGAATGTGGAAGAAAATCAGCGAATGGTTCAAAAAGAGGTTACCCAAAATGTGTTCCTGCAGCAAAAGCGGCAAGAATGAGTGAAAGTCAAAAGAGATCAGCGGTAATTAGAAAAAGATCTGTAGGTAATGTTGGTCCAAAACCAACAAATGTTAAAACAATAGTAAATAAACCTAAAAAAATGCAAACAGGTGGTATATATAACATGACAAAAATGAGGTATATTTAGTATATTATGAAAAAATCTAAAAAATATAAAGACATGTCTATGAAACATGAAGGTATGGAATCAAAAGCTATGGAAGCTAGAGAAACTATGCTTGAAAAAAGAGGATATGAAGAAACTAAAAGTGGTAAAATGAGACCTATAAAAGCTAAAGAAGGTGTAATGGCAAAATTATCACCAAAAGCAGATTTAGATAATGATGGAAGCTTATCTTCTTACGAAAAAAGAAGAGGAATGGCTATTCAAAATGCTATGTCTAAAGAACCTATCAAAGCACAAAAAGGTAAAATGATAGTTAAAGGACAAAAGGCAATACAAGTTAACAAACAATACTTTGGAGAATATTAAAATGGGAATGAAAACATATTTAAAAGCAGGGATAATTCCAAAAAACACACCAGCAAACGTTGCTAGTATGTTAAAAGGATTTAGTGCTAAGAAAGTTTCTAAAAACGTTAAGAAAAAATAATGTCTAATGGCTACTTCAGGAACTACATCATTCGATTTAGACATAGATGACATTATTGAAGAAGCCTATGAACGTTGTGGTGTAAGAACTAACAGCGGATACAATATAAAATCAGCAAGACGAAGTTTAAACATTTTATTTTCAGAATGGGGAAATAGAGGTGTTCATCTTTGGAAAGTTGTTCTTAAAGAACAATTACTTACTGCTGGTACAGCAACTTATAATACACCACAAGATTGTAGCGATGTATTAGAGGCTTATGTATCTACTGCTCAAACAATAACTCAAACAACAAACGATATTTCATTAGATAAAATTGATAGATCTGCTTATGCAGCTCTTCCTAATAAAGGACAACAAGGACAGCCTTCACAATACTATGTGGATCGTCAAACTAATCCAAAAATTAGTTTATATTTAACACCAGATTGTGCTCAATATATTTATTTAAAGTATTATTACATTAGTAGAATTCAAGATGCAGGTGCTTATAATGATCAAGCCAATGTTCCTTATAGATTTTTACCATGTATGATTTCAGGTCTTGCATATTATCTAGGACAAAAAGTTGCACCAGATAGAGTGCAAGGATTAAAATTAATATATGAGGATGAACTACAAAGAGCTTTAGAGGAAGATTCTCAAAGAACAAGTTCTTATATTTCACCTTATTCTTACTTTGGAGATGGAATTTAATGGCATTTGCAAGAGGTAAAAGATCATTATCAATTTCGGACAGATCAGGAATGCAATTTCCATACGTGGAAATGAAAAGAGAATGGAATGGTTCTTTTGTACATTTTAGTGAATACGAACCAAAACAACCTCAATTAGATCCAAGACATCATAAAGCAGATCCACAAGGACTTAAAAATGCTAGATCAGATACTGTTCCTGGTGGAGGATGTTTGGTACAATTAGATTTATATTTTTGGCCTGGACAATTTACATCTATAGGAATGCAACCTGGAATAAGTGGTGATGTAATCAATTCAGCTAGACAAGCATATTCTAGTGTTGGAGATGTAACAATAGTAATAACATGACATACGCAGAATTATTATCAAATATAAGAAATTATACAGAAGTAGATTCATCAGTTTTAACTGATGGAGTTTGTGACACATTTATTAAAAATTCTGAATATAGAATATTTAGAGAAGCGGATTCTGACTATTCAAGAGAATATGCTACATCTAGTTTTAATTCTGGAAATAAATATTTATTATTACCAGATGATAATACAGATGAAGGATCAACTACTGTTAGAAGAGCTTTTATAGTAAGATCTGTAGTTGTAACAAATACTTCATCGGCTCAAATATCATTAGAACCTAGAGATGATACATTTATTACTGAATATAATAGTTCTGGAACAAGCGGTTTTCCTAAGTATTATTCAATGTATAAAGAAAACGCTATTCAAGTAGCCCCTATACCAAACAGTAATTATGCAGTTACCTTAGATTATGTATATACACCTGATAATTTAAGCTCAACCAATACAAATACTTACATTAGCCAAAATGCACCAGAACTATTATTATATGCCTGTTTAACAGAAGCTTTTGCATACTTAAAAGGACCGATGGATATGTACAAACTATACCAAGACAAGTATAATACAGCATTACAAGGATTTGCGTTAGAACAAACAGGTAGAAGACGCAGAGACGAGTTTCAAGATGGTGTGTTACGAATTAAAATTAATTCACCATCACCATAATAACTATAAGGAGTACAACATATGGGCATAACACAAGCAGTGTGTAACACATTTAAGTCAGAACTTTTAGGTGCAGTACACGATTTCGATTCAGGTTCAGGACAAGTTTTTAAATTAGCATTATATACATCAGCAGCTAACTTATCCGCAGCTACTACAGCGTATACAGCTTCAGGAGAAGTTGCTAACTCAGGACAATACACGGCAACTGGTGGAATTTTACAAAGCCAACAAGTATCACTTGATAACGCTACAGCTATAGTAGATTTTGCAGATTTATCTTTTACTGGTGTTACATTAACAGCGGCTGGAGCTTTAATTTATAATACATCCGCTTCTAATAAAGCAGTTTGCGTTTTAAGTTTTGGTGGAGATAAAACAGCTACATCAGGAACATTTACAATAGTATTTCCAGCATTTACATCAGCAGCAGCTATATTAAGAATCGCATAATTTTAGGAGGGCCAGGTGGCAGATATTACAATAGAAGTAACGTCGCCTGGTACTCTTACCACATGGGGAAACTCTACTTGGAGTTCAGCAGCATGGGGACAAATTTCAGGATTAAGCACTGAGCAATCCAGTGCTGATATTACAATAGATTCATCAGTAGACTTATCTACAAATTTATTAAACACAACAACAGATAGTGTATCTTTTACAATTACAGGAAGTGTAGATCTATCTACAAATTTATTAAACACAACAACAGGTACAGCCGAAGGACAAAATAATATAGAAGTAGAAGTTACTTCTCCTGGTGATTTACCTTGGGGTACTGAAGCGTGGGGTTATGGTTCTTGGGGTAATATTGGTGGAATGGATATTTCTATTGGACAAGATACTGTTCTTGTTCCTTCAGTAGAAGTAGACATAACTGGTAATCAATTAAATACAACTACAGGAACTTTATCAATTACAGGAGATGCTAGCCTTGATTTAACTGGAATAGATTCTGCTACAACTACTGGAACAGTAACTGCTCAAATAGATTTTGATGCAGCTATTACAGGGCAATCTATAGTAACTACAGTAGCAACGGTTTCTATTACAGCGGATGCTAATATAGATGTAAATGGAAGTTCATTAATTATATCTATAGGAGATGCAGAAGAACAGATTACAGCTGATATATTTTTAACTGGAAATGCAATTTCTATAGATCTAGGATCGGCTGAATTAGACGCAAATACACTTGTAGATGCAACATCCGTATCTGCAACAACTACTATAAATTCAGTGTCTATAATTGTAGATGTAGCACCAGATATTACAGGTCTAAATATGACCACTTCTACAGGAACTGTGTTTATAAGTGCTTGGGCAGTAGTAGATATAGGTATAACTAACAATTGGGCTGTTGTTGACATAGCGGCCTAATCAAACTAAAATTGGGTATTATTACAACTTTTAAAAGAATTTATGGCATCTAGTTTTTCTACAGATCTTAAACTTGAGCTGATGGTAACAGGGGAAAACTCTGGAACCTGGGGCGATAAAACAAATACAAATTTAAACTTATTACAACAAGCAATAGCTGGTTATCAGTCTATAGCACTTACTTCCATTAATACAACTTTAGTAATGACTGATGCTACAATATCAGATGCTAGAAATGCTGTTATAGAATTTACAGGAACCCTTGCAGCCAATGCTACTGTTTTTGTAGCAAGTGGAATTGAAAAAACATATACAATTAAAAATAGCACAACAGGTGCATTTACATTAGCATTAAATCAAGTTGGTGGATCTTCTGTTATTTGGGGAGCAACTGAAAAAAATATTAAAGGTGTGTATTTAAATGGAACAAATGCAAATACAATTGACCTTAGCACATTAGGTGGACAGATTAGCACTAGTACAGCATTAGCAGATTTTGTTATTGGTCCTAATGAATTAGATACATCATCAGTTACATCAGTTAAAATTGCATCTTTCGCAGTTACATCTACAGGATTAGATACATCGGCAGTTACATCAGTTAAAATTGCTTCTTTCGCAGTTACATCAGGAGCATTAGACACAGCATCAGTTACATCATTTAAAATAGCAGCAGCAGCTGTAGGACCTACTCAATTACAAAACACTTCAGTTACTGCAGCATCTTACACAGCAGCATCAATTACAGTCGATGCTCAAGGTAGAATTACTGCCGCATCTTCTGGATCAGCAGGTGCTGGAATGGGGATACCTACTTTGATGGTACAAGGACCTGGTTCAGGAACTTATACTGCGGGACCAACTGCAAACAGAATTGGTGTATACATGTATGCAGGTGGAGGAGCTGGTGCCAGTCCTATGTGTGCTAATAATAGCGGTGGTAAGGGTGGAGCCGGATTTTATAATAAACCTATAACACAACCTTTTTCACAACCTTATTCTGTTGGTGCTGGTGGAAATTCACCAGGTGGAGCAGGAGGAAATACCACAATCGCTAATGTAGGTACTGTTAATGGAGGGGGTAGTGGTGCTAATTCAACTGGAGCAAATGGCAATCAACCAGGTTCAGATTTAACAATAGTCGATGCATTTAGACCAGGAGGATCTGGCTCACTCTTTTCACAGGGCTCCAGCGTTGCTACTGGTAGAGGATCGCAGGGTGCTGGCCAACCTGGTGGAGCTGGGCTTTTGGTAGTTTTTGAAAACAGTGGAACATAATATGTCTTTTTTTATTTTTTTAAAAAACTTTGATAATGTGTCTGGTTCTATTTATAGAATTGCAGAAAATCAAAATGATTTAAATAATTTAAATATTATTCAATCTGATTATAAAATAATTGAAGATTCGCAAGAAAACTTTAATGCAGTAAAATATAAAACAAAATCTATAGATAAATATAACAGCAATCAAATATTTTATGAAGATTCCTCTATAAAATTTTTGAATAAAGAAGAGTTAAGTAATTACATTGTTTTAACAAAATATGCTATTCAGATGTTTTTAGACAGTAATCAAAATCATTCATTATTTAACCAATGGAATAATTATAAAAATCAATTAGGATCATTAAATTTAAATAATATTGAATATCCTTTAAATAAATCATTAGAGCAGTACTTTAATGATTTAGGGCAACCTTCTTATAATATTTTACAAATACCATAAAAAAAGACATATTAT